AAAGTAAGGGCGTCAGAAGCAGAAAGGGTGGCAGCAAAAACACCAGTTGCGGTGTCAATAAATGTTATTGAGTCAGATGCACTGGCAGATGCTGCGAATGTTCCTGCTGCGATTTCTGTAAAGGTTAATGTGTCGGATGCGTTGTCGAAATAGGCTGTTCCGCCAGCGGCAACATCCGTGAAGGTGAGGGTGTCAGATGCTGCCCCAAGGAAGTTGTAGGCGATATTGGCCGCATCAAGGAATGCCAGTGCGTCAGAAGCCGAGACCGAAATGCCCGTCACCCCAACCCCGGTATCAGCCAAGGTCAGGGTATCAAAAGCAGACAGAAGGGCCGCAAGCGTGACGGCGGCTGTGTCGCTCAGGACAAGGGCGTCAGAGGCCGAGGCAACACCCGCAAGGGTGCCTGTGGCAGTATCAGACAATGTAATGGCATCAGACACACTCTCAGCGTAATAGGCATTAGCAAGGCCGCTAAAAGACGCTCCGCTGAAAGGGTAGAAGCCAAACATCTATCCTACTCCGCTGGCGCGATTGTCAGTTCCCCGGCAGCAACCAGGGCCATGATGTTCTGGTAATCCGTGTTGGCTGGGTCCAACGGCACGAAACTGGTCACGCCGTTGATGTCAACGCGGATGTCGTTGTTGACGCCGTTAAAGGCGATGTATTGGGCGTTTGTGTACATGGCTTATAGCTCGATGTCGGCGCTATACTGGGCTTCAAGAGCGCAGTCATTGGCAACACTGTTTGTTGCGGAAAACCGCCCCCTAGATGCCGTAAGATTAACCCACGCTCCGGCGTTCATGTTAGAACTTGCCAGAGTACTAATCAAGGTCATGGTCGGGGCTGCTCTCATCGCGACAGGCCAATTCACAGAACAGTAGAAAGTTCTGTTGGTAGCTGTGGGGGTCGCTCCCCCACCAATTGCAACAAGCACATCACGATTGTAATACCTCTGACACAACGCCAACTCCTGCCCATACTGCCGCCGCTCAAATGGCGTGGCGGCGGTGCCGACTTCGAGTTGGACGCCGGTGATATAGAAGGTTGCGCCGTTGGTGCCGACAATAGAAACCGATCCCGTAGCGCCTTCATAAAGCGCAGCTTGCCAAGACCCAGCCGTTCCAAGAAATGTTGATCCGCAACCCAAATTGAAACCAACATAAATGCCAGCGCCGTTTGTGGTGCTATATGTTCCAGTCGTGTCACCCGCAATCGTTACAGAAATCTGCGTCCATGTGTTTGCAGACGAAACCGTAAACGTGAATGGATAAGAACGGGTGAGATTGCTATTTCCAAAAAAACCACTGTGCGTTCCAGTAATACTAGAACGGACCCAAAAAGAAACAGTAACAGATTTGGCATTTGCAGTTCCCCAAGCCAAATCTGAAATGTTGTAGCCTTCAATCACTTGACCAAGCACAAATACGTCAGATGCAGCAGCGGAAAATGCAGACAAGGATGTGAAGCCAGCATAGTTAGAAAAACCCGCTGGTGGCGTCACGCTTCCTTGATTTTGTTGAAAGCTAAACTTCCCTGATTGGGAGCCGTAATAGTAAAACCGATCAACCGTATAAGTTGAGCCAGAACCCAAAGATGCTATTGCCGCCCCAGCATTCCGCTGGTCAATCCGCATATCGCCATTGATAATCCGGTTCCGCAGAAAACTGCTGTTCGGCACCGGGGTTCCGGCAAACGTGGCATTGCCGCTGCTGTCCAGCATAACGCGGCCTTGATCTCATCAGGCGTGGCAGCAGCTTCAATCTGATCCTGCATAGCAGAATACTTGGTCCGAATGGCAGCGCGAGCCGCTTCAGCAGCCACAGCATCAACGCCAGGGATTTGCTTCATGATGATTTCATCATGCGGCTTGAACTCCTCCGCACGGGCCGCACGTCGCATATCATGCGCGATAGCCTTGGCCTTGGTGATGTCAATTCGGATCATTGATTTTCCTCCACATAGGTCCATGCCCCCCGAAAAAGCCGATCTGACGGGATGTCAGCGACATCCACTATCTTGAATGGCTTGCCCTCCGGCACATCCTTAGCGGCAATTTCTTCAATCGTGAGGCCGCATTCGGGGGCTGGAATAATGATAGCAACTCCGCCTTCGTCTGTGGGATAGATGATGCGTTGGTTCATGGTTGGCTCCTATCGAAAAGCAGCAAAGGTTACTTGAGGTGAATCTTGAACTGAAAAACCTGTAATATAGACAGTTCTTATTCGGCAAGCAGATGTTGTCTGTAGTGCGCCAGAATAGCCACCTACTTGTACTGTCTGATTACCATCATTATTAGTATCGTTTTTTGCACACGCTCCTACCGAAGAGTAATTTGCGTCTGGCATGGCATTGGTAAAATTCACTGTATAATCACCAACTCCATTGTCAGTAATACTAGTGACATTACCACTGGATCTAATTGCTACTACACCGGTACCATTAAAATTTACCCAAGCTCGGCATCCATACGCCGTGGCAGCGGAGCCATAGCCGGAGTTGAATAAAAAGTTGCCGCTGCTGTCAATGCGCGCACGTTCATTGTTGCCGTTAGTATAGAAAACAAAATTATTATTATTGGTGTCGTAAAGAACACGGCCCAAGAAATCAGTTCCGTCGCCTTTATTGAAGTCTAAATATGCTGCTGTAGTTCCACAAAATTCCATAGAAGCATAACCACCAAAGGCACCAAGGTGAAGTCCGTCCCCGCCCGTGGGGAAAGGCGCTGCACTAGCGCCAACGACATGAAGCCTGGATTGCGGCGAACTCGTCCCAATACCCACATTTCCGCTGCTGTCGATGCGCATTGCCTCAGAGCCGCCTTCACCAAAGGCAATCGTATCGGCGGCGGGGAAGAATATCCCCGTATTCGTGTCGGTGCCTTGCACAGCCGGGGTGGAGGCAGAGCCGTCAACACCCGCGATACCTGTGGAGCCTGAGATTGTCAGCGGCATAGCCTACCCCTTCACAATGTTCACAATGCGCGAATTATCCTCAAGCGCGACAAATTCATGCGGATCATTAGGCTTCCAATCAGCCACATCACCCGCCGTTAAAACCCGCTCCCAGCCATTGCCGTGCGCCTTGAAGCTGCCACGCGCAACCACGGTGATATGCACATCACCTTCGCCATGCTGGTGCATGGGCAGCACATCACCAGCAACGGGAAAGTCAAACACAGTCCCGTTCAATTTACCAAAGGTGATGGGCTTTGTTTGCAACATCAGATCACCGTGGGGCCTTCTGATGGCACGGCAGGAGCTTCAGGCTCTGGCGCAGGCATGGCGTGACACCATCCCAATCAACGACATTCACGATCACGCCGTTCTGCACCATTGCGTAATTCATGACCTTATTCTCCGCATAAAACTTGATCAATTCCTCTGGTGATGGAGCGCCAGGAGGCGCAAGCATGGAGAGCAGCATTAGCTATACTCATACACGATGATGTAGCCTGCGCCGCCAGCCGCTCCTGAATTTCCTGCGGCACCTCCAGCGCCAATAGTCACAGTTTCAGTTGCACCGACTGTTGTTGTGTATTTAATACAAAGTTCCCCCTGACCACCACCTCCGCCAACATATTGAAACGGGCCATCGGATGCAGAGCCGCCAGAAGCGCCGCCTCCTCGAACACCTGCAACAGCGGTGGCTCCCGTGCCTCCTGGGCCGCCACCTTCTCCACCACCCGCCCCCCTTAAAACTTCATTAACACTGGCGGGATCTTTCGAATAACCACCAGTTCCAGGAGCGCCTTTGATTGCAATAGTTGCGCCGGTGCCACCAGTTCCGCCAGCACCCCCATTGGCAGCATTAGATGGATTCGCAGAATTACTAGAGCCGCCGCTTCCTCCCACAGCAGAGACATGAGAGCCAAATGATGTAGTTCCACCAGTAGAGCCATTATTAATTTTCCCTGATGAACCACCACCACCACCACGAGCCACCACAACCGCCGTGGTAACGCCAGCCGTGCGCGTGTAGGTGCCGGATGAGGTAAAGACCTGGACGTTCTTGAGAGCGCCTGTTGAAGATGCAGTTTGCCACGAAGGCGCAGCGGCAGAACCATTGGAGGTCAATACCTGACCCGAGGTGCCGTAGTTTGCGCCTTGAAGCCCAATCTGCCCGGCAGGGCCAATGCGAAAATCCTCTGTGCCAGCAGCGGAAATTGCCACCGTATCGGCGGCAGGAAAGTAGATACCAGTGTTGGTATCTCCGGTGGTGGTGATGCTTGGCGCAGCAGCACTGCCAGCAGCAAACTCAATAGTAGAGGCGCTGGTTGTTGTGACCATGGTGCCAGTGGCAGCAGGGATGGTGACTGTGAAATCACTCGCCGTGCTGGGCGTGGTCAGAGTGACGCTGCCGCCACCTGTGGAGGAAAGTTTTACGGGCATATCACACCACCGTCCAAGTTGAGCCTGAAGGAACGGTCACAGTCGCGCCGCTCGCTACAGTAATCGGCCCCGCCGTCATGGCGTTGTAATTGGTTGGGATTGTATAATTCGCAGATACAGTTGTTGGGTTCACAAAGAACGTGCCAGCAACATCTCCATTTACTGTTAGCTTAGAGCCAATGGTTGTAGTCCCAATCCCCACGTTGCCAGACGTATCCAGGCGCATCCGCTCGGAGCCGCCTGTGTAAAACGTCATGGGGTAGTAGGTGCCAGTTCCATTTATGCCAGAAGTCAAACGAACATCTGACGTATCTGAACCAGCCCTAAGTTGAGCAAAAGATGCGTTGCCTGGGTCTGGCCCTCCAAAAGCATTAAAGGCACTGTTGGCTCCCGTTGCATTTGGGATGGTGCCAACTGAGGTACCGCCGCCTGCGGTTGTGGTTTGAAAAAATACACGATTGCTTTGTGTGCCGTTACTAAAGTCACCCGTAATGCGCTGCGCCGTGCTGCTGAACGCAAGGTTGCCGGATGCAAGATCAAGCTTCGCGGTTGGGGTTCCCGTCCCTACGCCAACATTGCCGGAAGCATCTACCACAAACGGGCTGCTATCAGGATTGGCGCTATCTTCGACCAACAGCGCATTGCCAGCGCCTGTTTGGGTAATGCGAAGGGCCGCTGAAGAACTATTTACCTCAATCAGATTGGGCTGATCTTCAACATTCGTTTTGCTAGCAGGAAGGCTGATGAACACATCCTTGGTGCCAGCGCCAAAGGTGACAACGCTGCCGCCATTGCTGGATGATAGAATAGTGGTGCGCGCCAATGTAGATGGGCTGGTGAATGTACCAATACCCACTTCCCAATTAGCCCCACCTTGGTCGGCAATGGTGTAGTATGTGGTATCGCTTGTTGCCATAACAGACGCAAAGGTCTGATAGCCAGTTACTGCCCCAGCAAGCGTGAAGTTTCCCGTGCCTGTGCTTACGCTGCTTTCACGAACCCGGTCTGCAATCACAAAGGCCATATCAGTTGATCCTTATAATCGCGCTGAGATCAGTGATCTGCGGGAACTGAACGCTAAAGCTATTGTTCACAGCAAACCGGGTGGTCCCGAAATCAAGAACCAAGCACACTGGGTTTGTGTATGTGTGAGCAGGGGTGGTGTTGTAGATCAAAGCACCACGCGCCGAGAACGAAGCGCCAGCCCATGTGGCGGTCTCAAACGAACAAACCCCAGCCAGATTGTATTCAGACGGAGCAATGTTGGTCAGCGTCAAGCCGCCAGCGGTGTAGCCAGTGCCACTGATCTCGCCAGTGGTGGTGTACTGAGAGGTCGTTACATTGATGTTCGCAGCCTCAGTGTACAGCGCAATCTTAAAGACATCGCCGCCAACGACCCGAAAATCATGCACCCCTTCCAGAAGCTGCTTCTTGAAGCTTGTGCAAAACGCCTGAACAATCATCGTTCATCCTATGTCGGCATGATCCGAGGCAGATCAAGGCGGAAGTTATCCCGCTTATCCTGACCTTCACCCAGAACCTTCAGCCGCCCAAGAGCTTCATCATACCGCGCACGATACAGGGCAGTCAGATCAGCGTCACCCTTCATGTAGGTGTACGCCTCAGACAAACACCCATAGAACAACACACTCTCAGTGTTATCCCCAAGCCAAGAATTGCCAGCCTCCACAATGCTGGGAGGCTCATAGAAGTAGTGAAGTTCTACTTCATAGAAGTCATCCGGCGTGGGGGAAACCACAAAGGTCGCATCATTGAACAGGGCATAATACCTCGGCACCCCCGTATAAGACGGGTCTGGGAACGCCTCATTGATGTACCCAACCTCCTTCTCAAGAAGGTATGAATAAACCCCCGCTGCGCTCTTAGCGGCCATTGAATAGGCCGCAAGGAAATCTGTGGGAGCCGCCAGATACTTATTGCCCGAAACAAAGTTTGATGTGGCATTACGCTTGAGAGCCGGGATCTGAACCGATTGATAGATTCGATCCTCAGCCAGCTTCACAATCTCAGGAATAGCGGCAATGAACTCAGACGAAGAGTTCTGCGTGTAATCCTGTAATAGGGTTACAAGAGTTGTGTAGTTCATTGCTGCCTATCCCTCAGCCCATTGGGCCGCGAGCCATAGTACCCTTTGTGGCCGCGCCTGTCCCGCGAATTTTCGTGGGCTTGTAGGGGGCAACGCGCTCATCAACAATGGCTTGATCCGGGGCCTTGGCGTTCTTGACCACCTTGCCAACCGCGCCAGTGTTGGAACCCTGGTCAGCCGAAACCGACTTGAACGGGTTGCCAGTGCTGGGGCCTTTGGCCCGGCCACTCTGGTTCATGGCACGAGCGATATTCCGCCCGTACTTCTTCATGTTTTCGCTTGTCACTCCAGCCATTTGCTTCGTCCTTATGAGATGTAAATGCTGACAATGCCAACATTGCCGTTTGAGGTGGTGGCTGAATTGCCCACAGGATTCCAGCCAGGAAGGCTCCTGCCCGGATTGATGTCGGGCCGTGGGTCTTGAAGAGCTACAGGATCATTGATTGGGAACTTACCCAACTGATACTGAGGATGGTCAACGTCATTGCATTCATTGCAAACCTTCAGCCCCGTTGGCTTCTGGTTGACAACTTGCCAAGTCAGATCCTTCAGGTCTGCGCGCTGATAACAGCGATCACAAAAAGCAAAGGCTTTGTTTCCGCGAGCAAACTTAACTGCCATTTGCGTACACCTTCACTGCCCCACGAAGGTTTATCAGATTATCTCTGATTTCCGCTCGAAGCGCACGCTCTTCTTCAGGCATCGCATTCCACGAACCTCTATATTGTTTCCCGTCATTTACGGGCCAGCGCAAAGCTTCCGTGACTTGCTCAAACTTTACAACACAATGCGGCTGAATTGCCCTCAAAAAACAAAGAGCGTTAATTCCAGACAAAACAAGAGACCAAGTATAAACGTGATCTTTCTTTTTTTCATAGGTTGCTTTAGACCGATTTAAGCGAATAGCGCCTCCAAATTTACTATTGATTAACTCAAGCGGCCTTCTATCTTGCTGGGCAATAGAAACTTGAAGGTAATAGTTCCATCCACCCCGTACCCCCGTATTCTTGCATTTAGCCACAAGAACGCAACCCTCCCCATCGAAGAAGCCTGCTGCCCAGATGTCAAAATGAGGGCCATTAACATCAATCACGGATAGGAACTCCACGGCACAAACCTAGCTGGTTCACGCCCACGGTCTTCATCTGACGCAAGCTTCCACTGCTCCTCATAATCAGCCTTGAGGATCTGCAACCTACCTGTGGCTTCTGGCCGCTTCAGGGCAATCTGATACGCCAACGCAGCCGACAGTGCCGGGACAAACCGGACAGGCATATCCATGACATCGGTGGCAGATGTGGCATCCTGAATGCGCCTCATCGTCCAGTATAGGATGGTGTAAGGAAGATCCGGCACAGGCCAGAGGGTGTATTCTGGATTGACCTGTCGATTCACATAGATCTGAAGCGGGCGACCTGGGGTGTTCTTGTTTGGCAGGGTGGCATAATCCCCCACGCCAATACGAGACACCGTGTAATCAAGAGCAGATCCGCTGGTATTC